TGGTTTACGCAACACTAAGAATCAAATCGCATCAGGCGTTGCCATCATTGAAGAACGCAAGCAGTTGCATAGACTTGCAAAAGCAAAAGCGAGATTGATGGAAGCAGCAGAAGAAACTATTCTTACCTATGCTGCTCGTTATATGGGTATGCGTTGGGCTGGCGAAGTTAGATACAACACTGACTATGAAAGCCACGATACCAACTATAGATTAGCATTAATCAAAGAAGCAAAAGCATTGTCTCCAGAAGACCCAGTAATCAATGCATTAGTCAATAAAGAAATTATTGGTATGCTTGCGCCTTCTACTCAGATTGCTGACTATGAGCAACTATACATTGATACTATTCAAGACCCTGCACTTAAGGGCTTGATGACAGACACTAATCAAGAAGTATTGAGTCGTGACCTTATGCCAAGTATGATCCCTGTAGAGAGAGAATACGAAGATGAGGAAGACAGCAATATGGACGAAGCCAGTGAAGATGCTGGTGGAAACTCTGATAATTCTACATTACTTGGTGGTGCGGGAACGCCCATCACTAATCTAGGAATAACATATACTCCTCAGCAGGCTGTAGCAGTACAGTTAACTGGTGGGGTAAACACAGGTAGATAATTCTATTATATGAATAGAATAAATACAATACAACTCGGTAGTTACGAACAACTAAGGAACAATTAAATGAATGAAGATACTTTCGTTGGCAACGAACAAGCCCCTGAAGTAATGCAGGACCAGGCAACTGGTAACAATACAGAACAGAATGTTAATGCAGGTGCAATTCGTAAAAGCACCACTAATTCAATTCTAAACGCTCTCAGCAATGCGAGTGGACAGAACTTTGAATCAGTAGAAGCAGCGTTAAGTTTTATGGCAAGAACATCTGCTCAACAAACCAGCGGTGGCAACGCACAGCCAGTAGAACAACAGAATACAGATAGACGCTCCAATCGTGTCACTACCAATGACTTGCACGAACAGTTCAATCGTCTCCAACAAGACCTTCAGATGAAGGAACAGAAGTTGAGAGAGCGTGACTTGGACTCAGAGATTCAGCGAGCAATGGGTGAACGATTTGATTCCGATCTACTTGACTACGCTTTAACTAAAGTAAAGTCAAACATTGAATGGTACGAAGACGGTACCTATGCAATTGTAGATAACAAGGGTCGTGAACGCTATGGTATAGATGGTTCTCCTCTAACAATCAATGGTCTCGTAAATGAAGTCGCTCAGGGTAATCCTAAACTTCTTCGCCAGAGTAGCGGGAACAGTGGTTCTGGTTTAAGACCTGGAAATGGTAGTTTTGCTGGTGCACTTGAAGAAGGCATACCAGACTATACTCGTGACCCTGCAGCGTTTAACGCTTGGGCTGCACGAAATGGTCTTGGTAAGAACATCGGACTCAAGGGTATGAAAGTTTCAGCAACATCATCGGCTCCAAGTCGTAAAATACTCTAAAATATGCCAACTAAAGGAGAATTATAATGGCTTATGTATTAGGCGGTCCAAATAACGAAGCAGATGGCTTCACAACCGCAATCGCATCTTTCGCACTCCGTGCAATGCACGAATCAATCGGTCTTGTCAATATGACCAATGTTGTAACACCAACACAAGGTAACGAGTTCCTCGTACCTAACTTTGCGCCAATCACTTATCAGGACTACAATGCTAACAGCACTGCTGGTACTTGGGGCACAGGTAACGCAAATGTTCAGAACCCTTCACTTGGACAGGGTTCTATCACAGCAACTCCAGCAGTTGCTTCAACTGCGTTTGATATCTTCTACGGCTGGACTACTTCGTTCCAGTTGGCTGCTACTCTTGGTGGTGAACTTGGCGAATCATTCGCTGAAAAAGTTGACCAGCGTGTAACTGCTGCTTTTGAAGACTTCAAAGCAACTCCAAGCAACACTTTCTACCCAACTTCTGCTGACGGATTTGACCGCGTATTGCAACTTGGTGCTATGGATCTTCTTCCTGAAGGTACAAACGCAACCAGCGCAGTAGCAGGCTTCACTTCAAACCAGATTCTTGAAATGGTTCGTAATGTCAAGCAGAACTTCAAGGTTGCTCGTATGCCAGGTGCTCCTGTCATCGTTCTTGACTCTAACGGTGACGATGGCGTAGTTGGTTCTTCACTAACTCGCTTGCTCGGTGAATTGACCGGCGGTGCTGTTTCTCAGTCAGGTGGTTCAAACCTTTCTGCTCTTGGTAACGAATTGCTACAGAGCGGCAAGATTGAATCTGTATATGGTTGCCAGATTATGTTCACAACCTTCTTACAGTCTGCAACTCGCAATGTCGTAAGTCTTTCAGGCGGTGCATATCCAGTACTCGTAGGTGCTTACTTCGGTGACAGTGCAATCTTCACTGTTATGAAGGAAGGTCTACAGTTGAAGTCAGGTGAAACTCCTGGTGGTCTCCAGATGTGGTTGACTGGTGTCGGATACTTCGGTTCTGGCGTTGGTGACCTTCGTCGTGGTGGCGCTATCAACATCGTTCAAGACTCTTAATCTAACTAGGGGGAAGCAATTGGGCTTCCCCCATAACCAGGGAATATAATATGTCAGTACCATATCAAAGAATCTCAAATGCAACTGTAGTAGATATTGCCTTCTACGATCCCGCTGCGGAGCGTAGGGCTGCTGCATTAAATGTTGATTGGGAACCATATTTCAAAGTTGCAAGTCAGGAATGGCTATACAAAATGGAGTTTGGTTGGTGGCAAAACTACTGCGATACTGTTATCGGTGCATATTATTATGACAATCTGCCTAATGGTCAATTGATTTCAAGTTTCAATCCGAACTTGTTAATCAAGAACGACCAAACACTGATTCGTCTTGATTGCTTTGGCGCTATTCTCGTTTTCTATGAATCATTAGTTACTGATGTTTCAAATATGAACGAGGTAGACTTGCAGAACTACAACTTTGCAAAGGAAAGAGCCTACAATGAATGGACGAAAGCAGGTGAATTGAGCAATTGGTATGACTTGTTCCAGGATGCTCCCAATGGTCCGACGACTAAATTGGAAGAAAACTGGACAGCAGACCCTAATTACTTTAATGGTGATAGAAGGTATTTCTAATGGGTATCACAAATACTCTTAGTGCCTTAACTGGACCATTTACTACTAGACAACAGATACTTGAGGTATTGAGACGAGACATTATAAATGTCGTTGATGTTCCAATATATGATGAGTATCCTAGTGATAGTAGTAAAGTAAGATATGGACTGTATGTTACTGCACCAGATACAGTTAGCAGGTCAGTCAATCAATTAGCAGTTCAATACGCTGGATACATCTATGAAGAAGTAGATGAGTTTGATGTATTGTTTGTCTCATTCCAAGAAGATCCACTTGCCCCCACAGTTAATGCTATCGTTAGAAATATTCTAACAAGCGTTAAAGATGACGGGACTCAATTGTTTGACGGTTACTTTAGCCGAACATTTGATCAGACATTTGAGTATGGACCTACAAGAGCAGAAATATATACCTGGGTTTTTAGTTTAACTAGACTTGATTTCAATACATAACGCCAACTAAGGAGAAATTACAATGGCAAGAATTACCACGAATACAACTGGTACACAGCCTACTTTATATGTAAGCACTGATACCGGAAATGTTGCAAACGCTGCGCTAAGCGTAATCTGTTTGCAAGACATTACCATCACTAACTCAACTGGTATCTTCAGTTGGACAGACTTCTGCTCAATTGATACCAACAAAGTTACTACACCAGCAGACAACGAAATTACTACTAACATAGTTTTGGACGCTGAAAACTGGTTTGGTACAGGTGGATCAAACAATGCCACACAATATGGCGTTTCTGGTCTGTCAATCAACAAAGTTCCTGTTTCATTCCAGATTGTTATGAACGGCGACGACACAACTGCAAATGCTTTCTACTATGAAGGCGTTGGCTACATTTCTGCGCTTGCACCAACTGTAAGCCCAGAAGCACCTGTTTGGGTGTCTCCGTTGACTATCGCAGTTGACGGCGCATTCACAACCGGTCAGGTCTAATGAATTGGGGGAGGTAAAATCTCCCCCTTTTCTAACAAATGAAAGAAAGACAATGAGTGACGAAAACATTTGGTTAAAGACCGACGAACAGAAATTGCGTAGTCTAATCGCAGATGAAGCAAAAATGATGCCGATGCTAGATAATATGCAGGCAACTATCAAACAATTAAAAGCAAAGCAAACATTCCGTCTTGCATTGCTCAATCAACTGTTAGAATCAAGCGATTCTGACTAAATATCAGTGAAAACAAATTAAGGAGAAAACAAATGAAACTTTCACAAATCGCAGCCAAGCCTAAACTAATTGAAGTATGTATTGATGACGAAGATGTTATCAAGGAATACGAAGAAGCCCTAACATTCTATACTTGGGACCGTCAACCTATGGATGTGTTCACAAGAATGGCAAACCTCAGCGAATCAAATGACATTGCTGGTTTGCTTGACATTGTTAGAACACTCGTACTTGACGAAGATGGCAAAGAAATCTTGACTAAAGAAAGCACATTGCCTACTTCAATCTTGATGAAGGTTATTCAGAAGGTTACGGAACACTTGGGAAAGTAACAGGTGATGAACTTGATGTAAAAAGTCAAAAGATGCTATCCATTATGCAAATAGATGGACTAGCAAAACGCTACGGTAAACTACCAAGCGAAATAATGAGGGATGCAAATACATTTGATTTGTACATTATTGACG